TTACTCGACAGCTCTGTCATAATCCTGGAACAGTTCACGGATACGCCCATCTTGGACAACCACCCACCTGCTCGTAGACAGACCAGCGCCCATCGGAATGATCCTGCGTTGTATCTTCAAATCGGTTCTCATAACAACACCTTAACTGTTGAGGGTAGAGACTTGCCGCACCCCCATACGATCAAGCCTCCACCCATCAACATCCTGTCACCCCACCAACGGCGAAGTGAGAGACTGTATAGCTATACGTTTACCATCAGCGTAAGTATGCACCCTTATCTTCACACCTCTACGCTTACCCGCCTGGTAAGCAGAAGATCTGAAAGAATCTACCTTAGTCGTGAAATCTACTCCTTGTGATAACACTCTAGGCACACCGTCAAACCACGACTCCCAGTCGTAGCTCTCTGTGCGTTGTACTGATTTGGGAAACTCGGTTAATATCTCTGCCATTAACCTCTCCTTTCTTTTAAAGTGAGACCGCTCTGATCCCAACACTTTTTAGATGGACTCCAATGTTTAGAGCCACCACCATTATAAAATAAATCTGCTGCTGTTGCTACGTTCGCTTCCAAATCGAAAGGCGAATACGTTCCCATGTTCGCACGCTCCGACCTGCCAGACCAGTACTTAGCGAGATGTTGGAAAGCACCCACAGCTAAAGCATCAGACACCGCATCGTTGTGCGTATCATTAGGCATCGTACTACTCTCACAGAAAGCAACCCTGAGCGCCCACTCTGAGTGGTCGGCAAGCCAATAGATATCAACCAATTCTCGTAAAGTTTTCTTATCATCGTGAAACCTGGTAGGCAGATCAGGATGCCAGTCAGCTAACACTGCTTCAGCACCACCCAAATACTTTACGTGAGCTTTACGTGTACGTGAACCATAAATACCATCAACCTGCTGCATCCCTAAAAACTCTTGTAGTTCGACTACATCAGAGCCACGTTTATACATCGGAAAAGCATAATTATACATCAACGGTGGGACTGTCGTAGTTGAAACCCACAGCTTGTCCAGCACCGTAGTCGTAGTGGTTGTGGTTGTTGTAGTCAATACAGGTGGTGCGGGTCTTTGCGCCTCATTCAAAGGCACGCGCGGATACCATGCCACCAGGATGCAACACACCCCAGCTATAAACAGCTTCACTCGAAATCCTCAGGCATCGGATCACGCTCTTGCCTAATGGCACGTAGCTTGTAAAACTCCTCCAAGATACGATCCAACTCTTGTAAATCTTCCAAATATTCTTTCATTTTACTCATTACCATCCCCTCGCATCCGAAATTCTATCAAACTCACACCCACCACAAATAGGCAGATCAGTTTGTGCATCCGAATGAAAATACTCGCGCCCATTCTCCGCATAAAAAGGCATGTAATCCTTCTGCTTACACCAGCTACAACGGTTCAACTCCCTTTTAGTATACAAAGGGTACTGTTTATGGTACGCCCCGAAATGTTTAACCTTAAAAGCCAACATTCTCTTACGTGTCTTAAAGTAGCTGTTCTCAAACCAAGAGCCACCCTCACCCTTAAACTTACCTTTCAACAGCATCAGTCATCATCTCTTTCACGGTCAAACCTTTGACTCTTAACATCAGCTAAAGCCCGCTCCAACTCCTTCAGCACCCCACTAGCTGTAGACTCATCCATGTAAACAGTCAACCAATCGTCAAATACCTCCAGTCGAACACACTCTCCTTGTTGCGAATGAAACCTCACCGAGTCATCGTTTCTATTCTTACGAGCATGTAAAACATGCCTGGTTTCTATTGTTTTAATATCACTCATTTAACAACCCCTTCTTAATCTTTTATTTTCCTTATACTGTGCCCAGCATAAACCACTCATTTTAACAATAAGCGCCACCTCTAATATGATGATCATTACGGCAGCTTCAGTCGGCATCATTCTTCCTTTCTTTCATATCCTTTACAGCAGTTTCAATCTGTTCTATCAAATCGTTAGCCACATCCTCATCCATGAACACGGTCATAAACTCAGGATCTCCGACCTTCAACACTACACAATCCTTAGATATGGCTCTAGCTCTTAGCTGCCCATTCGAGTCATGTAACTGATACTGTGTTTTTATACGTGGGTTTATGTTGTCACTCATTATTCTTCCTCTCCTTTATCGGGGCTGCCCAAAATATAAATAGAGTTCTGAGTTTCAACAGCACCGTTCTCAGCTAACAAACCAGCAACTATCGGACTGGTTCTAATAACATCCCAAAGTAGACGCTCCTCAGTAACATAAGACGAACCCAATATCCGACCATCCGACAACAAAATCCAACCATCAATAAACCCTTTGAAAGGTTTGTTTGTATCCAAATCAACCATCAGCTTTCCTCCCATACAACAGGCGACATTGAGAGTTCATCCTTTTCAATCGTGTAACTGAAAGTCATATCGAACTCGTACATTTCACGGTCAAATTCAGGATCAAGGTCAGACTCAATCCACCTATCCCACCTGGTTGCAAACTCATCGTCACCCAACCATAAAGCACGAACATTTACTCCGTGACAATCAACAAACTCTAACATCTGAGATCTCATCAGATTTCCTCCATTCTTGCTTCTTCCAAATGAACACTCACCAAATAATCAGCACGCGCCTCCTGCTCTTGGTCGATACAAGGCTCATCAGCGTGATATGGTTTACAATCACAGTACATACACACAACCATATGAGCCTCACCAGTCTCAAGGTCGTAGTCTGTCCCTACAAAATGGTGCTTAGGCATCGCCACACCTCCTAGCCACCTCATTCATCTCAGACTCAAAACGAGCTTCAAGAGCTGACTGCAGCCTAGCAACCTCCTCTTTCAAACCTGCTAGAGCTTCCTCCATCTCATCCAGCACATCATCAAAAGTCTTAACCTCTGCTTTAATAGGCATCGGGATGATCGGTCTGATCTCATCGGGTAACGGTGGTAATTTGTAACTCATTTATCTTCCTTTCTACTAAAATTCACCAGGTTACCCTCAACTACATCACGCTCCGCGTCAGCAACAGCTTCCATAGTGTCAGCATCGCCCAGTATCTCTACTGTTTCGACATAACCCTCTATCAGATTACGCAATTTACTTAACATATCTCCCTTTCTGTTATCGTTGTAGCCTCCATGACCACACTATAAAACTTATATTCTTTAATTGTTTTTGTCAACTCTTTCATAACATTCTTTACAAGAACCAACAGGATCACCGTCTAAAGTCTCCATACCATGCACCTCAGTACCCATCTCACTCATACGCAACCCACTACTACCACAATCTAAACAAAACCAAACAGCCTCCCACTCTCTACGCTTATGACGTAAAGCTGTTCTCAAATCATCTAACTGATCGCTCACAACAACCTCCTTTCCAACTCAGAAATCCTACGCTCCGCATCCATCAACGCCTTAAACAAAACCAAAAACGACTTACACGCGCTAGTCTCAAAATCGTCATCACCATTAGGCTCCAACCATTCTAAAAACTCAGGCAGCGCAGGCACATTCTCAGCATACTTAAAACTTCTTCTCATCATCTCTACCGTGTAATCATTAAACATTTTTGTTCTCCTATACTCTATAAAGGGTAACTAACTTCCTAAAATGGAAAAATTATTTACTATTTTTTTTGAACGGTATCGTTTTACCCTCATGGAATTTTGACACGATCCCCAACTCATCACGTAAGCTACCAACCCTACGTTTCTGCCTCCACTCGACAACCTGGCAGACTACAGCTATGGAAATAAGCCACACGAAAAATGCTAATTCAATATAACCCATCAGACAACCTCCAATTTTCCGATTTCAATTTGATAATGGCGCACACCGTGATACTCAGCGCTCACCCAAGAATCAAGCGCATAAGGTTTTACCCAACGTGCATATTCTTTCTTTATCGCTTGCAGGTTCTTCATTTCAGAATTACCCACGATACGGAAAGTATAATTACGCACATCGCACTCGCTTAATATCAATTTCATAATATTATCTTCCTTTCTTTCCATTATCTAACCTCCAAACTTTCATAATAAGCATCAAGATCCACATTAAACCTATCTGCAAACCACACATCAAGGCTGCAGCCCTTATGTATGTCGGTTAGTTTCTCCCGATAAGCAAACCCGAGACTATCCCAGAACACCACATTACCACCTAGCTTCACTGCGTAATATCCTAGAGCATCAACATCACCACAATATTCATCACCTCCACCGTCATTCACTAAGCCCACCAGGTATTCCTTAAAAGGGTCATGTGAGCTGTCAAAACCCAACAAACCCCAAGCGCTGTATTTCTCTCTCATAATATATTTCCTTCCTTTCTATTAATCTTCTTCACATTCACAATTCCAACACCACGAACCATCACCCATATCATCACTATGCTTAAAAATATCACACTTAGAACATTTTGAATAATTGTTCATTAAATCATTATATTCTTCTTGCGTAAACTCGTAGTGAGTTCCTATAGCTGTCCACATAATATATTTCTTCCTTTCTATTTAATTTATTTTCTCCAGGATAAAAATTATTTATCCAAATCCATATAATCCTTGTCGTCATCACAACAAATATCTTCGATATAACGTTGCAACAAATAAACCGCCGTCAACTCTCTAGCCTTCACTGGGAAGGTCTTAAACCAAGAATCACCAGCAGAGCAAAATTGATTACTGTAAGACATAGCGCCACGCTTAACAGGATGACTTAAACCCTTTAACGCCTTATCAGTATCAAAATTTCCACGTTTAAAATGTTTACGTAGATTCTTCAACGTATACACAAGATCAGTATAAGCGTCATAATCATTTTCGATAAAAAGCTGTAACTCTGCAGCTTCAACATCCCACCTATCTTCCTCATATCTAGACACAAGATCTGCAAGATAATCCTCTCGCATCTCCTCATCACTCACACAATAACCCTCTACTGTATTCATTATTATTTTACTTCCTTTCTTAACAACTCACCAAAGGATGTATATCATCCCTAATAGCTACTATCAAATCGCGCATATCCCTATCGCGCATATCCATATCGCTATCGAATACTAAATTTACATGAAACAACAAAGTTTCTAATTTTGCATCTACCTCATCAATAACACATTGGGTACAATTTTCTTTATGACACATCATTATTTCTTCCTTTCAAAAATGGTCTATCTCGTCAGTAGCTGGAGACCAACCCAACTAGACACCCCTGAGGGTGTTTCGACTAATTACAACCCCTTTTCAATCCTCCACTATTTCAAAACTTGCCAACCTTACACTATGACCCTCCAAACAAGGGACTAGTTCTTCCGAAATAAGGTCACAACCTTGATACAACCATTCGACCGCTAACTCATCACGGTCAGAGTCTGATAAAACATTTTGAACACTATCTGCATTTTCGGAATTAAATTCGACTTCGAAAGTCCCTCTAATCTTATATTTCATATTATTTCTTCCCTTCTTTTTGTAGTCAACAAACAGATTATATACATAACAACAAAATAAAAGCAAGTAATAAAAAAGAAATATTTGAGCCGTTACCAGATCGAATAACTAGCCGTCACCTCTCCAGGAAATCCGACCAGCACACACACACACACACAAGCACAAGCGCGACACAACAAAACAAAAAGAAAGAAAGAAAGACTACAAGTTTGCTAGCGGTGTTCGCTCGCACGCGATCGCGCCCGCGCGGAGGCAGCTGCCCACCCATGCGCCCCCGCCCCCATTCATATATAATATATGTATAGATATGCAGGGTCGTTGCGGGGTTTTTTGGGGTTTTGGGGTGTTTGGGCGTGAATAAGTTTCGGGACTTATTTCAGGGGTCGCCTTTGGGTTCGGTGGACTATCTTTCTTGGTTGTAGTCAATCAAGTTTGCTTGCCTAGCCTAGCCTAGCCTAGCCTAGCCCCTACCCCTTTTATAGTTCTTTGTGTCCCGCGTTTTTTAAGCCTTTTAGCGGATTGTAACATGATTGTAACATTACTGTAACTTGTTTGTAATGTTTGTAACATGACTGTAACATTTGGGACATTGGGGTTTTATTCTTGGAGACTACAAGTTTTGGAGATGTGATGGCTCAGAATGGTGGCGGTAGGGGTTGGAAAACTGATCCTGAGACTGGTGAACAGGTGATGCCTGTAAAGTGGGCGAAGCTGTTGGATTGGTTGTTGCAGGGACCCGACAGGGTTCCTAAGTTGCAGTATGAGTGGGCTGCTGAGAATAAGATTGCTGCTGATTCGATTCGTCGTATTAAGCGTGATCCTCGTTTTGCCAGGGAGTGGGATCGTCGTGCGGCGGAGTTGAATATTCATCCTGAGCGTACGCAGTCTGTGATTGATGCTTTGCATTCTCAGGCTGTGGGTGGGAGTGTTCAGGCTGCGTCTTTGTATTTGCAGTATATTGAGAAGTTCACTCCGAAGCGTAAGGTTTTGGTTGATGATGACCGTGATGTTGGCGGGTTGTCTGATTCTGAGTTGGCTGACGAGTTGGAGGCTCAGGTTCTTCATTTGAGAGTTGTTGATGGGGATAGTTGATTATGAGCGTGAGGAATCGTTGGGGGAGCGCCCTGAATTTGTTTATGATGGTTCCTTTTCATCTGAGGAATACGATTTGTTCGACGACGACGAGGAACTCGTTTGCGGTTTGGAGAACCCTGAGGTCTGCGAATCTTGCGAATGAGACCGCCGTCAGGGAAAGATTGGGTAATCCTGGGGGTGATGGGAATAGTTGGCGCGTCTACAGTGTATCTGGTGGGGGTATTGTCTCGGATCGTACAGTCTTGGTTCCAGTAAATGACAGAAAATTTGACTAACTGGAAACAGTTTCGTTTAAAAATTAACCTTGGGATGCTTGTCAGCATTATTGGTGTGGTGTCTGTTGTTGTGTGGCAGGGGTTGATGATCCGTTCTCAGATTGATGACAATTCGGATGCTGTTGATGAAATGGTTTACGCTATTGAAGATTTAGCTGGGGCTGTTTCTTTGGCTAACGAGTTGGATAATCGCACTACTATTTTGTTTGGTGAGATTGATAGTTTGCGTGACCAGTATCAGGATCAGGCTGATGTGTGGGTTGAGATTAGTACTCAAGCGGAGCAGATTGAGACTATTAGAACAGAGGCCCGAATTTTGAGACAAGACATTGAGTCTACTTGGAATCAGCAAAACGAGTTTCGTATGGAAGTTGTTGGTCAGGTCGGGGAGTTTGAATCTGCGCGTAATTCGTTGACAGATTTGCAATGGAAGGTCGATGATCTTGATAGGCGTGTCGCTGAACAGTTTGGTGTCGATTTAGGAAGCGATCATCAAGATTATGGTTGGCAGATAACGGATTTGGTTAGACAAGTTGCAGAATTGCAGGGTCGTATGAACTCTGCTAATGACATGGAATGGAAGGTTGACGATTTGGAACGGCAACTTAATGAGGTTAAAGATTCTGTTAGTTATTTGTTGATGGTTGCTGAACAGTCTTATTGGAATGTGAATTAGATGAAAACTTGGATTGACCAGGATCTTTGTACGGGGGATGGTTTGTGTGAGGAGATTTGTCCTAGTATTTTTTATGGACATGATGATGGGCTTTTTTATGTTAAGGAAGCGGGTTCTGAAACGCCTAGAGAGCCTACGCACAGGATGGGTGATTCTGTTTTAGTTCCTGATGATTTGGTTGAGGCTGTTATTGAGGCGGCTGAGGAGTGTCCTGGTGAGTGCATTTTTGTGGAGGTTTAGTGAATAAGACTCTTAAGTTGATTACAGCGATTACGGGTTTGTTGGTGGCGATTGGCACGCTTGTGGGTGCTATTACTGTTACACTAGGGAAGGGTGATGATGGTAAGAGTTATTCGTATACTACGGTAATATTGGATTCTGAAGAAGCGTATGATAATTTTTTGAGAAACCATCCTGGATAAAACATGTCTCGTTTAACTGAATTACAGCAGGAAGCCGAGTGGAGGCGTTGCGTTAGCGACGAAAAGTATTTCATGGAAAACTATTGGCATATAGCCCATCCCGCTCATGGGCGTATCCCTTTCAAGTTGCGTTCAGCTCAGTCCACAGCTTTGGAGCATTGGGCTGACCACAGGTATTCTTTGACTTTGAAAGCTAGACAGATCGGATGGACCACGCTGGTCGCTGCTCACCAGTTTTGGTTAGCATTTTTTCATTCTGATCAGAACATTATTGATCTTTCACGCACGGAGCGTGAGTCTGTTTTATTGTTAAGGAAATCTAAATATGGTTTACAGCATTTACCTGAGTGGATGGTCGCGAAGGGTCCTGAGTCGCTTGTCGAGCATCAGCAGAAAATGGGGTTTGATAACGGGTCGCAAATTACTTCAATGCCTTCAGCATCCGATCCTGCAAGAGGTGAGTCAGCTTCGCTGGTTGTGGTTGACGAATGGGCGTTCCTTCCGAATCCTGAGGAAGCGTGGGCTTCTATAGAACCTGTCGCTGATGTTGGCGGTCGCATTATTGGTTTGTCTACTGCTAATGGGTCTGGTAATTTTTTTCACGAACTGTGGGTTGGTTCTCAAACTGGTAACAACAAGTTCGCTCCAATGTTTTTCCCTTGGTC